TAGAACTTTTAGACAAATGCAAGAAGAAGCATTTAGAATACAAAAAGACATGTTTATTAGAATACAAGATTTAAAATTATTAGATCTTGATGAAGACGATATTGTAGATATTTTAATAGAGTCTGGAGTAAATAAAAAATTAGCAAAAACAATTGCAGATGGAGAATTTACACCAGTTAATTTTTCTGAAAAAAGATTTGAAACTAAAATTAATACAATTGAAAAAGAATTAGAAAAACAAATTGGAAAATTTAATTACAGACTTAATGAAGATTTTGTTTTTCCGGAAGATGAATTAGAAGATGTAATGGATGAGTATGAAGACAAAGAATTTTTTAAAGAAACATATAATAGTAAAACAAAACAGTACGAAGGGGGTTATTATCCTGATAGAGTGGATTATAAACTTGACAAAAAAGGTTTTGTTTTAAAATATCCTGAAGGACATCCTGAAGAGGGTAATCCAATTCCTGATGAAGGTTTTGTAAAAAAAGGATTAAAAAAAATATCTCCAATAATTAAAAAAGGAATTAATAAACTACTTAACCCTTTATCTAGCGATTTTAAAGTACAAGCACCACCTTTACCTGTTACATCTCAACCAAAAGTACAAATGGCTTCAATAAAAAATCCAGTAACAGGCTTGACAAGAACGGAGAGTGCATTACTATCTAAAGACGAGCAAGAAATTGCTAGGAGGACATAATGGCATTAAAAATATCTGAAGAAGCGGCTGTACAAATGCCGATGAAAACGGTAGCCTCGTTAATCGCGCTCGTTGCGATTGGCACGTGGGCTTTTTTTGGCATTCAAGAAAAATTAAATTCAAACTCAACAAAATTAGAGTTAATGCAAAAAGATTTAATAGAGAACACGGAATTTAGAATCAAATGGCCGCGGGGTCAACTTGGTTCGCTTCCTGCAGATAGCGAACAATTTATGATGATCGAGGATCTTTATAAAACCGTAGATAAGTTAACTGAACACATCGACAGCATGGCTTTAAATAAAATAAATATAGAATTTTTGACAAAACAATTAGAAAAAGCTTTAGAAGATATTGAAAAACTAAAAGATTCTAATAGAGACATGCATTATAAAAATGGAGGCACACATTGACAGAGATTGTTTTTGCATTATTAATGTTTTGGAACGGGGAAATTAAGGAACATCGTATCCAAACCTCAATGGCCCAATGCTTACGCGGCAAGCGCGAAGCGGAGAGACAGTACAATGAATCTGTATCTTACAAATGTATAAAATCTGAAGCTGAAACAGAAATTTATATGGGTGAAAAATCAATTGTTAAATTAATTCTTAAATAATTATGAAAAAAGATAACGCATTACAAAAAATTGAATCACACGAAAAGTTATGTAGAATTATGCAGAAGCAAACGCATGATAAAATACTAAAGCTTGAGCGTCAAATTAACCGCGTAGAAAGTATTTTATTAGTGTCTGTAGGAGCCTTGATTACAGGTATGGCATATGTTATATTTACTTTAATTATAAGGTAGGAAATATGAATCTTTCACGAAATTTTAGTTTACACGAACTTATTAAATCAGATACTGCAATCAGGAAGGGGATTGATAACAACCCTAACCCAGATCAAATAGATAAATTAAAAGTATTGTGTGAAAAAATTCTACAACCAGTACGTGATCACTTCGGTAGAGTAAAAGTGACTAGCGGATTTCGTAGTCCAGAATTATGTTCTGCTATAGGCAGCTCAGTCAATTCACAGCACGCCAAAGCCGAGGCCGCAGACTTCGAAGTGGTAGGAACTGACAACGCTGAACTAGCTGATTGGATTTATAAAAATTTAGAAACAGATCAATTAATCCTTGAGTTCTACAAACCAGGAGAGCCAAACAGCGGTTGGATCCATGCAAGTTATGTAGAAGAAGGTAGACGTGCACAATTTATGCATGCATATCGAGATCTTAGTGGTAAGGTTAAATATAAACCTGTAATTGGATCAGCTAAACACTTAGTTTAAAAATTCTGGCGCGCTACGCGTATAGTCCTACTAAATCCATGATTTAAGTTCCTCTCCTAATACTTCAGATGCTATATCTATCTTTTTACGTAAAGCTTTAACTATCTTTTCATCTACAGTATCATCACAAATTAAATCTACATAAGTTACTGGTTTTTTCTGTCCTATTCTGTGTGCACGGTCCTCTGACTGTAAACGCTTTTCTAGGTCATATCCGTTAGAATAATAAATTACGGTGTTTGCAGCCGTCAAAGTAATGCCATAGCCGCCCGTAGCTGGCGTTCCAACGATAAACCGACACCTAGGGTCGTCTTGAAATTTCTTAATATTGCCTTGTCTTTCATCTTGTGGCGTTAATCCATAATAGTCAACAATGGACCCCGGACCATACTTTTTTGTAACTTCTTTAATTATATTTGTAATGTCATATTGATAATGAGCCCATATAATAGCTTTTCCTTCTGTTTCTTCTAATACATCCATTAATTCTGTTATTCTATTATTTTTTATAGCTTGGGTAGAGCCATCATCAGCAGTAAAATGACCACAAGTAATTTGTTGTAGTCTCATTAATTGTGTTAAAACATTTACAGTACTGGTTACTTTGCCATTAAGCATTGCTATTGCTTGATCTTTCATTTGTTTATAAATTTTAAATTGATCAGGAGTTAATGTTATGTTTCTTTTCATATAAATTTTATCTGGTAAATCTAAACAATCTTCTTTTAATACACGATAAGAAAAATTTTTAAGAGTGTCAGATAACTCACCTAAATTTTTAAATTTATCTACTACTTGTATTGATCTACCATGAACATGCATAGTTTTCATTTCTGCATATCTATTTCTAAATGCATAATATGACGTGTAGTCCAATAACCACGGACTTAAAAATTCACATTGACTATATAAATCTAATGGATTTTTAGTTACAGGAGATCCTGTCATTATACGTTTATATTTAGCAATATCAGATAATTTAATTATATTTTTAGTTCTTTTAGCGTTAGGATTTTTTATGGTTGTGGACTCATCTATAGCCATTAATGGTTTATGAGCATTTAAAAATTTATATGCATAATTATATCCTTTTTCTGTAGACAAAGCTTCAACATTCATAATTAAAATATGTAAAGCTGTTTCTATTTCAAATAAAGTTTCTAATTTTTCTTGTTGTTTTTTGTTTATATTTGCTTGCCATAATACCGTCACATTTTCTATATGATTAGGTAAATGAGCAGGTAATTCTTGATTATACCATGTGCCTATAACACCTTTTGGTGCAACAATTAAAAGACCATCTATTTTACCTTTATCGTAAAGCATAGCTGCATTATCTATTAATACTTTTGTTTTACCCGTGCCCATTTCCATAAAATAGGCGTAAGTTTCTTTGTTCCACGACTTTTCTAAAGCAGTCAATTGATGCTTGTAAGGTTTCATTTTAAATTTGTAGTTCATAATTTTCTTCTTTCTAGTTGACAATATAATATTAAACACTTATATTGTCAAGCATGAAAGAAAATATAGTTTACGTCATACAAGAAATTTCAGGAACACAATCAGGCAATCCTAAAATTAACATTATGGGTGCATCTCATTATGGCCAATTTAAATTTTTATTGCCAGAATTTTCTCAAATAATATTTTCTCCAGGACCTTTAATTTTTAAATTAAGAAAAGCTTTAAAAGATTTTAAAGAAGGAGATTATTTATTATTAACAGGTGATCCTGCAATTATAGGTGTGGCATGTTCTATAGTTTCTGATATTACAAATGGAAAATACAATCTATTAAAATGGGATAAACAAGAAAGAAAATATTATCCTATTGAAATTAATTTATACGAGAAAGGAGAAATTAATGATTGATTTTGAAAAAGACCAACAAGACACAATGAAAAAGACTGATAATATTCAGTCACTTGCAGATCAAGTAGAAAAACTAGAGTCATTACAAACTAGACTTGAACTACAAGAAGAAAATATAAAAAATACAAAAAAACAATTAGAACATTTATCTGGAGAAGTAATTCCAACTATGATGAGTGAAATGGGTTTATCTCATTTAAAACTTATGGATGGATCTTCAGTAGATGTTAAGCCGCACTATAGCGCTACAATTACTGTAGCTAATAAAGAGGCGGCGTTTAAATGGCTTCGTGACAATAAACTAGGAGATATAATCAAAAATGAGATATCCGTATCTTTTGGTCGTAACGAGGAAAACAAGGCGGCTGATTATGCCAACCTTGCACAAGAGCGTGGGTTTCAACCGACACAAAAGATGAAGGTCGAACCCATGACTCTTAAAGCGTTAGTCCGTGAACGTATTGAGGCAGGAAAAGAAATGCCAACGGAAATTTTCAACATATTTGTTGGAAATAAGACTACAATAAAAAGGAACAAATAAACATGAACCAAGTAGCAAATAAAAAAGAAGGAGCATTAGCAACATTTGATATGGAAGCTGATGCACAACAAGGTGCTCAAAATATATCGCAGGAAGATCTTGCGTTACCTTTCTTAAAAATTTTGGGACAACTATCTCCAGAAGTAAATGAAAGAGATGGTAAGTATGTCGAGGGTGCAAAACCTGGCAAAATAATAAATACTGTCACTAATGAATTGTATGACAAAATTTCTGTTGTACCGTGTCATTACAAAAGACAGTATATTGAATGGCAAGACAGAGGTACCAGCAGTGGTGCACCTGTTGCAATTCATAATGCTGACAGTGATATTGTTAGTCAAACCACAAGAGGTAAGGACTACAAAGATAGATTACCAAACGGTAACTATCTTGATAACACTGCAAGTCATTTTGTGCTTGTTCTTGGAAATAATCCATCAACAGCTTTGATTTCTATGAAATCTACTCAATTAAAAGTTAGTAGAAAATGGAACTCAATGATGATGGGTATCAAGATGCAGGGAAAAAATGGTTTGTTTACTCCGCCAACTTACAGCCACATTTATAATCTATCTACTGTTCAGATGTCTAATGACAAAGGAACATGGTTTGGATGGGATGTAGCAAAGGTTGGACCAGTTGCAGATAAAAATGTTTATAACATGGCAAAATCTTTTGCTGAATCTGTAAATAAAGGTGAAATTCAAGCTAAACCTGAAGTTCAAGAACAAACTAAAAAATCTTTGAATTTATAATATCCTAGGTAGTGGGCGTCTAAGCGAGAGTGGATACGCCCACTTTTTAATTTATGAATGATAAGATAAATAAAATTCCAGTTACTTATGAAGATTGGATAAATCTGGGACGGGTAATTATACCTTGCGATACAAAGCAGGCTGTAGTTGAAAAATGGTCCAGTCCTGATTTTAAAATTACGAAAGAAGAATGGAAAACAGAACACGCAACAAAACAAATAGGACTTAGACTTGATCAATATATAGATTTTGACATTGATAATCCTGTTGTAAAAAGATTTGTTAGTGATCACATTAAATCTTGTAGTGCAATATTTGGTAGAAGAAACAATCCATCAAGTCATTATCTTTGGTCTGGAACATCTGATTATAAAAAATTTGCATTACCAAAAGAATTAGAAAATTATTATAAAGATTACGGTCATGGGGCAACACTTTGCGAAATAAGACATGGGGCTAATAAATATACGTTAGTTCCAGAAACAAAATATCATACAACAAGCGAAATAGTTCAATGGGTTAAATACGAGGGCATAGATGAATATCCTGGAAATTTAAAAGTAGACATAGGTAAAGTAGCTTTAGCAGCAGCTTTGTGTATTACTTATGCAGGAAGTGGACAAAGGGATGATTATTGCACTGCAATAGCAGGTGTTTTAATAAAACATACAGAATGGAATGTAGATGAAATAGATGATTTTATTTACAAAATTTCAATTGCAGCAAAAGATGAAGAGGGTGAAAAGAGAAAAAAGAAAGGCACTTCACACAAAAAAGCAAACAGAAAATTTGGCATGCCTAAACTAGCAGAAATTATTGGTTGTTCTACAAAAACAATTGCAATAATTTTTAGTTGGATTGGTGTGCAAGAAGCAACAAGTGAAGAGGCAAAACAGTCGATAGGACAGATTATAGAGTATGGTAGTGATAGATATTTTGTAAAAATAAACGCAGTTGTACAAGGTGAAGCTGTAGAGAAAACAATTACAGTTGACGGTCCTACATTAAGAAATAAAAAATTATTTTATGATTCTGTAATTAGTAAAGCATCTGTTTGGATTCCAGAAATGAAAGCTTCAGACTTTGAAGAAATTATGAGAAGAAAATATGAAGCAAGAGAAAAATCTAAAGATTATGTAGAAGATGCAGAAGAAGATTTAAGATTTATAAAACATTTTAAAAATTACATTTCAGAAGAAAAAGCATACACAAATAAAAAAGAATTAGCATATTTTGGTATGCCTTATTTTAATCAAGAAAAAAGTATTTTAGAATTTAATTTAGATAAATTTGAAGATTATTTACATAGACAAAAAGTAAATTTAGCAAGAGTTGACCTTGTTATCAAATGTCAAAAAATATTAAAAGCTAAAAAAAATCACGGTAAATATGGAACTAAATCTTGTGTGTCATGGCGAATGATTAATCAAAAAATAGATAAAGAAGATTTAATTGTAGATGGTGAATATGAAGAAATTACAGATGAAACAGCCTAAGTTTATGGTTGGTCCACCAGGCACAGGTAAAACTTCTAAATTTATAACTCAAAAATATACAGAGTTGTTAACTAAATATTCTTATGAAAAAATTATAGTTTTATCACACACAAAAATTGCAGCGGAAGAAATTAGAGATGAAATATTAAAATTACCTGAAGTTAAAGAAAAAGGTATTATTAAAAAATCTTTAAAATATAAAATTTGTACAATACATGCTTATTGTAAAGATAAAGGAATGAAGAAAGAATTATTTAGTTATCAAGATCATATAAATTTATCAAGAATAGAATCTTTGTTTAAACTACAAAGAATAAATCAAGGTGAATTTGAAGCAGATAAACATAAATTTTATAGATATTTAGAGGATGCATATGGAAGAGGTCAAACTTTAAAAGAATATTGGAAAGTGTGTGATAAAAGTGTTTATAAACCATACAGTTTAAATTCTATAGAAAGTATGAAAGAATTATATGACAAGTATAAGAAAGACAACATTGTTTGTGATTATGCAGATATGATTCAAGATTTTATAGAAAAAGCCATAGAGCCAAACATAGACGCTTTAATAGTTGATGAAGCACAAGACAGTAACGTGCCCCAAACAAAAGCATTAGATAAAATGTCAACTAATACTAAAGAGTATTGGTTTGTTGGAGATCCAGATCAAACAATATTTGAATTTGCAGGTGCAAATGCAAAAAGATTTTATGAATTATCAAAAGGAGCAAAAGAATTAGAGCAAGGACATAGATGTAGTCAAACCATTAATGCTTTATGTAAGGAAATTATAAAACCTATTTGGGATTATTATAAGACTCATAGAATTTGGAAACCAACAGACATAGTCGGTAAACATTATAAATTAGCTAGTCTATCAAGAGATTGTAGTGCCATGCAGACATTACTAAATAAAATTAAAAACACTAATGAAACTTTTTTATTTACATATAGAGGCACCCCTTCTGATTCTTGGGTAAAGAAATTTTTTAAGCAACACGGTATAGAGTTTGCACACGTAGGGAACACGGCTCACGTACCAAAGAAAGAATTACGATGTCACAAATTATGGCCAGACTTCTGTAAAGGCACACCGATGTCATTAAAACAAATAAAAGATTTTTGGCAATATATAGGCAGCAAAGTGATAGTTCACGGCAGAGGTGAGGAGAGTTTTGATGAATGGGTAGATAGAGAATATACAATGGACTATTTAATATATCACAAGTATTTAAAACAAAGCGCTACTAATGAAACAGATTTTTCTTTGGTAAGAACTAAAACAGAAGCAGAAAGAATAAAATACATTAAAAAAATATTACAAAAAGGGTTTAATTTAGAAGGAGACATTAAAGTTAGATATGGAAACATACACACGGTTAAAGGTTTAACTTTTGACAATGTAATTGTAGATTTAACAGCAACAAGATTAGAGAATTACTTTACACAATTAAGATTAAAATATGTAGCTTACAGTAGGGGTAAGTTTGACTGTTGGACAATAGCATCACAAGGTAAATATAGATTAGGAGTTAAATAATGAAAGAACCAATATACAAAAAGCAGGTAGGCGGAAGTCACTACAAATCGATGGTTATTCAGCCGTCAGAATTTATTAACAGAAATAATATTCCGTTTGCGGAAGGAAACGCAATTAAATATTTGTGTCGCCACAAACAAAAAAATCAAAAAGAAGATTTATTAAAAGCTAAACATTAC